AGTGCACCAACAACTCCCAGTCCTGCTTGATCACAGCGGCCTTGGCGGAGTCAGGAGTCCAACCGGTCATGACCAGCCCGTTGATCGTGGACGCCTCGGCCTTCTGGACGGTCGCGGCGACCTCGCGGTCCTCGCGCAGAGCGGCGATGTCTCTGTCGTCGTACCAAAGCCGGGAATCAGACGCGATGCGCACCAGTGGCGAGTACGCCGCGGAGACGGAGCGCCACAACGGCCGCATCGTGCCGTCGGCGAATCCTCGCCACGCGCTGCGGTGGTTGCCCGCGTTGAGGGACGCGCCCTGCATACCCTCGGACAGGCCGACGATGACCGGGTGCACGCGAGCGGCGGCGGCGATGCGGGTCTCGCCCCCACCCATTACCCGCTTGAAATCCATCTGCTGGAGATTCGCACCGACCACGGTGACATCCGCACCGCCGCCCAGGTACAGCGTCTTGTACGCGTTATCGACCCCGCTGTGCTCGCGGTCCATGATCTCGATGAACTCCGCGAATTGGTCCTTGGTAACGGTTTCCTTCAAGGAAACCGCTAGCTGTGGCGTTGCAGCGTGAGCAAAGAAGTTCCCTTTGTGCGTGGTGGCCGCGAGGTCCGCCTGGATCTCCCGGATGACCGGGGTCAGCCACGACATACCGCGGTACTGCGCGCACGGGTCCGGGATGGGGGACCAGTGGGCGACTCGTCCCTTCGACCCATCGATCGGGTACGTCTTCCAGAGGTCGCGATTCTGGGTGTTGCCCGGCCGGTACAGGTACCCGGCCACGTCGGACTGCACGGCCACGTCCGGGGGCGCGGTGAGGATGATGTCGGTCCAGTCCGGGCGCAGACGCCGCAGCCGGTTCCCCTCGCGGACCACGTAGTGGTTGCCGGCGAGGTCAGCGTCCTGCAGCGCCCTGGCCAGCAGCTCGCCAGTGGTGCCGTTCGGCCACGGGTTTTCCAGGACCTTGAGTTCGTCGGTGCCGTACAGGTCTCCCGGTCGGCCCTTCCTCATGCTCTGGAACTGGAACCTGGCCTCGCTGAAGACCATCTGTCGCGCGACGATGCACGCGAAGACGATGCCGTTGGCCTTGTACGCACCGTCTACGTAGGACTCGAAGGAGTTGCCGATGGGTTCTGACGAGCCGCCGTAGCCTCCAGCGCCGCCCATCATGTACGGGGTTCCCTGATACTTGAAGATCTGCTCAGCCCAGTCGTCGACACTGAGGCGCTGCTCGGGCTTGCGGAAAAGGTGTGACCAGAGGGAAGCCATTGCGACTGATCACTACTCCTTGGGGTTGACAAAGAAGAGAGCGACCAGGGCGACTGCCCCAACGCCTACCAATCCGTACGCCCCGAAGGCCCACGTCACACCGCCAGCCACGAAGAGGTACGCCACTGCCACGGCGATGACCAACTCCAACCGTGTCAAGACCTCACCTCCGGATTACCCATGGCATGACTGCCTTTGGCTCGAACAGCAACTTCTTACAGCCCCACATCGCGTTGGTGGACGACACCAGGGGTGATATGTCCACAGAGGACGTTCGCTTGTCCCACGCCCACATGGCCGCCAGGTCTCGCTTCTCGGCCCCGGCAACCGCGTTGGTCAGCGGGCGTTGGTTCTTGTGCACCAGCGTCGGCACGTTGCCCTTGCGGGGCACTACCGCCGAGTAGAACTCGCCGCAGGACTGCGCGTACTCGCGCGCGGTCGGAGACAGCACGACGATCCCGTGCGATTCCAGCTCCTCGACGAACATCCCCGCCTGCCCGGCCTTGTCGATTACCACGGCCTTGGGACTGTGTCGACTGCAGATCGCCAGCACGCGCGGGACCACCCACTGGATGCCCGGCCTGTGATCGTGCAGGTTGTCGTCGACAGACCCGGTCACCTCGACATGCGTCGCACCGTCTTCGTTGCGCCCGCACGCGGAGATGCACGAGAACGCCAGATCCGGTGTGGTGTCGATCGACAGCACGAAGTCGCCGACGATCTCCGAGTTCGGGTCCTCACGGGCCATCCACGACTCTTCGCTGATGACGGCGTACTGGCTGGCCTCTACCGGCCAGGTCCCTACACTCAGGCGCTCGCGGGAGAACGTCTCCTCATCCATCGAGCGTCTCTCGGATTCGATGTGCTCCAACGAAAGACGAATGCCGTATCCAGGGTTGGCCTTGGCATACGAAGCCTCTGTGTCGGTCGAATCATGTTCCTCGCAATCAGAGGTACAGAAGTCGGTGTGCGGGTTGATAGACCACTCCATGTAGCACAGCCGCGGATCGTCGCCGCGGATACCGCGTGCCCGTACCCGGCCGAGCTGGGTGGAGTCCTTGGTCCCGGCGGAACCGGTGTAGATCACCTGCGGGTTCGGCTGGGCGGACATCGTCGGGAGCAAAGCTCCGACCGCCCTCGATTCCAGGATCATGGCCTCGTCGAGCACCAAGCAGTCGACGTCCGTCCACCCGCGTCCGCCGGACGAGGTTCGTGTGCGGAATTGCAGCCGCTGCCCGGTCTTCAGCTCGATCCCCTCGGACCCGTGTGACCGGGCCACCCGGAAGACCTCTTTGTCGAGGTCCGGTGTGGACTCGATGCGCTGCAGGACACGGCGAAACGCCTCGGCCGAGGTGTCGAACTGGTGGGCTGAGTGGATGATGAGGCGTTCGCCCCACAAGAACAGCCCGGCCAGCTCGCGTGCCTCCAACACGACGTTCTTGCCATTCTGTCTGGCGAGAACCAGCCCGACCTCGAAGGCCGCCCACTTGCGGCGGTAGTCCTGGAGGACGTGGCTGTAGTAGACGTCTTCCGTCAGCGCGGACATCTGATTGAGAGCGAAAGCCTCCCAATCATCAAGCTGTATCCCGGCGTGTGCCGCTAGGGCGACGGCCTCCCTGCCGGCGTGGCAGAGACTTGGGGGAGCGTGGAGAATCCTGGGACGCTGATGCCCGATCAAGGCCTCTGATCCTGTCAAGTTCGGACACCTCCCCCATCTTGTGCTCCGGAATGCCTTCGATCTCTTCCATCACCTTGGTCAGCCTCAGGACCAGGGCCGCTGTGTCCCCGGTCCTGAGTTGCGAGCTGGCGCACGTCTTGCAGCGATTGCTCTCCAGCTCGTGCGCCAGGTAGTCCCGGATCGCGATCAACGCGTCCCGATACTCACCCTTGACGGCTTCGGAGAGGTCTACTCTCGGCCCGTCAGGCACCCCACACCTCCTCTCACACCCATGCGATCGGGGTTACTCCGTCGGCATGGACGTTTCCTGTCCACACCTCGGGTTGTGGCCCGCCGGGGAAGATGTTCCCGCCGGACGGCGAGATCCCGGCTCCGTAGCTGTCCAGGAACTTGTTATCCGTCACGTAGATACCGCTGGAGAAGCCGATATCCAGGTGGAAGGTGAACCCGCCACCGCCCCATGTGTTGTGATCGATGACGTAGTTGCCAGGTCCGTTCTCCACGATGGTCCACGGAGTGATGATGAGCGAGGAGTTAGGCCAGGAATCTCCGGTGTCACTGGGGGCGAGACCGATGTCGATCAGACAATTGCGGATGGTGATGTTGTGCGGGGTGTCAATGCCCTGCATCCCATCCGCGTGAGCACCCGAACCGATCAAATGAGCGTCATGAATCCACGAGTCAAGAAGCTCACAGTTCTCGCCCATGTTGACCGCGTCGTCGGACATAAACCTGAACTCACACCGCTGGACACGGAAGTTGTCACCACACACGTGGTTGTTCGGGTAGTACCCCTCAAAGGTGCAGTCCTGGATGATGACCAACGACGTAGCGGAGGTAGTCTGGATCGCCCTACTCCTAGCGGGGCCTCCGACGAAGAAGCAGTTACGGATGATGGTCCCGGTGACTCCAGCCTGGACTTCGATCTGGATACCGTCCCCGACGAGACGGCGTCCGTCCACGATGGTGTTGTTGGTGCTGATCACCAGGTTGTTCAGATCTGTCAGCGTGGTACCCGCCGGCAAACCAACGCTCGCCGGTAGCGTCGCACCCTTGGCCGTGCCGCCTGTGTTGGGGACGGCGGGATGCGCCACCCCCGCGGCCGTAGCCGTCTGCGCGAAGGCGTTGCTGTTGGCCGTGGTGGCGTTCTGCGCGGACGCGGTGGCCGTGGCCGTCTGCGCGGGCGCGTTCGGTGTCGACACCGTCGAGTCACCCTGACCAGCGCCCGTCGCCGTAGCGACGCCCGCCGGGGCCTGCGTACCCGCGAGGCCCTGGATCACGATGGAACCCGAGCACCACTCCTGGCTGGTCGTGGACGTCGCCGTCTTCGTACCAGTGGAGCCGGCCGCCGTGAGGCCGAGCGAGTAGGTAGCCGCCGTGGAGTAGATGTCGGCGTCCACTTCGGCTTCCTTCACCATGCCCGCGGGCGCGGTGTAGTCGGCCGCCGCGTTCGGCGACGTACCGGTGCCACAGAGAAGCAGATCTTTGGACCCGGTCGGGGAGACCGCCGGGGCCACGTGCGCCGTACCCGCCGCTCCGTTGGATCCCGCCGCCCCGTCGACACTCAGGGCCAGCTGGCTTCCGTTGAGAACGAACAGCTGAGGCATGTGTGACGCGTCGGTGGTGGTCGAGTTGACCGTGACCGTCTGGGCACCGCCCGAGGTGACCGGGCGGGTCCAGATCTTCAGGTGCATGATGTTGAAACCACCGTCGCCTGTGGCCTGCAACGTCCAGGTGCCGCCGCCCGTTGGGGTGAGCATGTCGGTCACGTCGTTGTAGTCGTAGAAGTGGAACAGCACCAACAGATCCCCAGCGGCCGTGCCAGCCGCCGTGGTCATCGTCATGGAGCCCGCGACCACAGGAGTGGGCGTCAGCTTCTCCCGGATGACCGGGGTGAGCGCCACCGCGGAAACCGTAGCGTTCTGACCAGCCGCCGTGGCCGTGGCCGTCTGGGCGGAGGCGTTGGTGGCTCCACCCGAGGTGGCTACCGCAGCGTCCGACACGACAGCCGTAGCGTTAGCCGTCTGTGCCGCTGCGAAGGTGCCTGCCCTTGGCAGACCGGTGAAGGCGATGGACACCGCGCACCACGCCTGGTTGGCGGTCGAGGTGGCCGTACGAGTGCCCGTGGCTCCAGGAGAGACGTTCTGGGAGAACGTCGCCGCCGTGGAGAAGGTGCCGACGTCCACCTCGGTTTCCTTAATCATCCCAGACGGGGCCGTGTAATCGCTGACCTGGTCCGGAGACGTGCCCGCAGCGCATAGCAGAAGGTCCGGATTTCCCTCAAACCCAACCGGGGAGACCGATGGACACACGTGGGATGTAGAGGCTGCCCCGTTAGCCCCCGCCAGCGAATCACTGTAGACATCGAATGAGGACCCATCCAGAACAAACAGGGCCGGCATGTGAGTGGCGTCAGTGGTAGTCGAGTTGACCGTGACCGTCTGCGCCCCCGCGACCGTGACCGCCCTGGTCCAGACCTTGACATGCATGGCGAAAGCCCCGGCGTCCGCACCGGTTTCCTGAATCCATCCACCCGAGGTGCCCGTGGGGGTGAGCATGTCGGCGTAGGTGTAGTAGTCGTAGAAGTGGAACAACACCAACCGATCCCCGACACCAACACTGCTGCTGGTGACGAGGGTCTGCGACGCCGCCGCGACACCAGCCGGGGCCAGCTTCTCCTTGATGGTCGGAAGCAACGACCCAGCAGTGACGACCGTTGCGTCTCCGGCCACCGCGGATGCGGTAGCGGTGACGGGTGACACCGGGACCCGCGTGGTGGCGTCCTGAATCGCCACGGTGGCGGTGGCTGCCTCGGCCGCTGCGTTGGTGGTTCCTCCGACGTTGACAACGGCGTCCTCAGCCGTCGCGGTAGCCGTGGCTGCCTCAACCACCGGGGAGGACTTCATCTTCGTGTCGTGAGCGACACCGGCGGCGGTCGCGGTCGCCGCCGCGACGCCGAACACCGCGGTGGCGTCCTGAGCCAGGAAAGACGCGGTGGCCGTCTCGGCGAGCTGGGCGACGGCCGCCCCGGAGTCCCCCGCGACAGAGGTAGCCGCGGCCGTTCCGGCCGGAGCATTGGTGAAGTTGCCGACGAAGACCGTGGCGTCCTGGCCGGCGGCGGTTGCCGTCGAGACCGCGGAGAGCGGGGCGACCTTAGGCTTGGCGTCGGTGACAACCAAGGTGCCCGTGCTGTACTGGGCCGGGACGTTGGACGGGGTGCCCACCACAGGAGCTTCCGCCCCGGTATCCCGAGGAACGCTGATCCGCCGGGTTTCCGCGTCCACTGCGAGGACGCGGACCTCCAGATCCGGGTAACTGGTGCGGGGTTCCCTATCCACCAAGATGCGGACAGCCATCAGGCCTTCTCCTTCGCCAGTACCTTGGTTCTGTTCTCAGCCCGCACAACCACAACCCGCACCTCTACACGAACCTTGGTCCGCCGCTCCCCGTGAGTGGTGTGGACGGTGGCGTCCGCCGCTACCGCGGTGGCGAAAGCCGCCTCCGCGATCGCGTCGATGATCCCGAGCACAATCAGTGCGTCGTACGCGGTGGCGACCGCGACCGCAGTCTCGGACACCACCGAAACCAAGATGGACGTCTGATCAACACTCGACGTCGCGTCCGCCGTCGTCGGCGAAACGCCCACCGACGGAGACACGTTGCCCGCACTGCCCGAGGCGGTAGCCGTCTCGGAGATGACCGACAAAGAGATCCCGGCGTCGTTCGCCGTCGCGGACGCCAGCGCGTTCTCCGCGCTGGCGGACACCGAGATGGTGACTGTGGCGTTCTGAGCCAAGGCCGTCGACTGGGCGTACTCCACCACCACGGCAATGGTGGTGGTCGCGTCCTGACCCGCCGCAGCCGCGAGAGCCGCCTCGACCTGGGGGGCGACCCCGGCTCCGGTGTTCTGCCCCGCTGCCGCCGCCGTTGCCTCCACGACAACCGGGGCCGCGCTGGCTCCAGCGTCCGCGCTGGCGGTGGAAGCGGTGGCCGTCTCCGCGGGCGCGTTGGTAGCGCCCGTAGTGGTGACCGTGGCATCCGCGTTGGCAGAAGCACCCGACGCAGCCTCGACAACCGGGGATGTCTTGGTGGTCGGGTCGGCTGTCGCCGTGGTGGCGTTGGCGGCCTCGACGATCGTGGCGATCGTCGTGGTGGCGTCCTGAGCCGCCGCCGTGGCGGTGGCTGCCTCGACCACCGGGGAAGACTTGGACGTGGCGTCCTGACCCGCTGCTGTGGCCGTGGAGGCTTCGACCACCGGGGCCGTGCTGACACCAGCGTCGGCGCTAGCTGTCGACGCAGAGGCCGTCTCAGCGGGCGCGTTGGTGGCTCCCGTGGTGCTGACGGTGGCGTCCGCGTTGGCGGTCGAGGCGGTGGCCGCCTCGACGACCGGAGCGGCCGTGGTGGTGGCGTCCTGGCCGGTGGCGGTTGCCGCAGACTCTGTGGGAGTTGGGGCGACGGCCACCGTAGCGTCATGAGCCGCGCCCGCCGCGCTGCCCAGTACGGCAGGGGCTTCGATGGCTACGGTGGCCGTCGGGTTCTGCGCAGGCGCGGAGGCTAGCGCGCTCTCGACGACAGGGGCGACGAGAGCGGTAGCGCTGCCATCTTGCGCAGAACCGTCTGCCGACTGTACCCCTATGGCGATGGTGACAGTCGGACCGTGTGCTACCGCGGTCGCGGTGGCTGCTTCCGCGGCTGCGGAGACCGCTACGGTTACCGTCGCGTCGGAGGTCGCCGTTGTGGCGTCCGCCGACTCGACGGAAGTGGCTACAAAAGCGGTGATGTCGGCGATCGCCGTGGTGGCTTCCGCGCACTCCGCCGCCGCGTTGGTGGATTCGGCCGAGGACGGTGCTTGAGTCTTGACAATTGCCGCGCCGCTGGGAAATCCGCGCCCGAACACCGCCATAACGCGCCCCTTAGATCAGTTCGTTCCAGACCATGTAGCAGATCGCGTTGACGGTCGCCGTGGTGTTGATCCTGAACTGCACGTACTCCGCCGCCCCGGTAGCGCCGAACTTGGGATAGAGGCCCAGCGGGATCATGAGGTCCAGCGATCCGGTCGGCGGGACGTACCGGCGATCCGCCATCCTCAGGGTCGTGTTCGACGTGATAGCGCCGTTGCCGTAGCCCGTGGAGGTGGTGCCCATGGTCAGCCTGGAGGCCGCCCCGTTGGGGTCCTGCACCGGTTTGACCGTCGTGGTGGAGTGGGCCGTCGAACACGTGGACGCGGTCGCGGTGGACGCGATCTCCACCAGCACGCCAGTAGCGGCAGCAGAGGCATCCATGCTGATACCCCACTGGACAATCTCGATCTGCCCGCCGGACGGGATGCCCAGCTGGAGCGCGATTTTCGCGCCGGTCGCGTAGCTTGTACCCGCCGCGATAGCAGTGGTGGCTGACAGCGCCGAGTTGTACGCGATGTAGTTCGTCATCCGGATCTACTCCTTACCACTGTGAAGCTCTGATGATCGCGGCCTGGTTCACCACGTTTGTTCTGGCAGCGGGGGTGGGGACCCCGCGAAGAGCGATGGTCGCGGAGCACCAGATCTGGCTGACCGAGGAGGTAGCGGTCCTCGTTCCGGTGGCTCCCGAGGCCGAGAGAACCTGAGAGAACGTGGCGGCCGTGGAGAAGGTACCTACGTCCACTTCGGACTCTTTCGTCATCCCGGACGGCGCGGTGTAGTTTCCCGCCGCGTCCGGCGACATCCCAGCGCCGCAGAGAAGGAGGTCGTCGGAGCCAACCGGGGAAACCGAGGGGCAAACATGAGATGTCGACGCGGTTCCGTTGCTTCCCGACATCCCATCCGTGGTGATCGTCATGGCCCCGTCGAGCACGAACAACACCGGCATGTGAGTGGCGTCCGTGGGAGTCGAGTTGACCGTGACCGTCTGGGCTCCTCCCGTGACGACGAGACGATTCCAGACCTTGACGTGCATGTGGCTGGCACCGCTGTCGCCGTCCGGCAGGTTGTGTGTCCACGAACCGCCACCGGTCGGGGTGAGCATGTCGGCCAGCGTGTAGTAGTCGTAGAAGTGGAACAAGACGAGCATGTCCCCGACCGCCGTCCCAGCCCCCGTGGTCAGGGTCTGGGAGGCGGCGGCAACCCCCGCGGGGCTCAGCTTCTCCTTGATGGTCGGAGTACTCACCGAACCCCCTTATTCCTCAGCCGTTCACGCAGGCCTGGGTACCGACCGTGCTGGTGATGTTGTAGCTGGAGTCCACGTTGACCAGCTGGTTTCCGGACCACGTGATGCTGCCGCAGTCCGAGGCCACCGGGCCGTAGACCCACGAGTTGTTCACGATCTTGTTGTTGGTCACGGTGGACTGTGACGTCCCGTAGATCCGGATCGTGAAGCTGCCGCCGGCCAGCAGGTTGTCGCGCAGCTCGATGCCGGGGCTGCCGTCCGCCACGAAGACCGGGGCGGTGACGTCCGGGGCCGCCGGACGCTGGTCGATGGTGTTGTGGATCAGGTGAGTGTTGGTGCCACCGAGGTACGCCTGGAACCCGTCGGAGTGGTCACCGGGGTTACTGCACAGCAGCGCGTACGAGTCCTGGATGGTGACGTTGTTGCCCGACGAGGAGCGGAAGGCGTCACCGAAGTTGTGGACCTTGACGCGTGTCGCCGTGTAGTTGTTGAACTTGATGCCCTCGCCACCGTCGCATCCGCTCGACGGACCGATATCGGTGTCGGTGACGGTGAACGGGTGGTAGGCCCCGCCGGTGTAGTTGGTGATGCCGCCGGCGATGCACGAGTTCTTGACAACCACGTTGTCATCGTCGATGACGAGCTGACCGGTAATCCGCTGACCGTCGATGATCTGCCCCGGTCCATTGGTGGCGATGCTCCCGGTGGTGACCGGAAGAGACGAGCAGTTGGCGACTCCGGTGTTGTTCGGCCCTGGGTACGTCCCGGCTGGCGGAGGCGCGACCGTCGTGGTCGTCGGGGGCACTGTGGTCGTCGGAGGCACCGTTGTGGTCGGCGGTGCGACGGTAGTGGTCGGCGGGACCGTGGTGGTCGGCGGCACCGTCGTGGTGGGCGGAGGTGGCGTGACCCCACCCGGCGCGCTGAGCAAGTACCAGAAGGTGATCGCCGCGTTCGCATGCGAGGCCGTCTTGCTGTCCATGGCCCTGACGCGGAAGGACGTAGCGTTCACAGAACCGCCGACTCCGGACAGCCCGTAGTCGTTGTCTCCGGCGTTGATGCGAGGCGTGACCAGAAGAGCGTCGGGCTGGACGCCGAGCGTGTGGCTGACCGTACAGTAGCCACTCGCGTCGGTCGTGCACGTCGCATAGCCGGTCTGCACCAGCGGATCGGGGGTCGGGCCTGAGGCGGTGGCGATCCCGGCGACCACTCCGACCAACAGCACCACGGCCGTGGAGACCGCGAGCACCCTACGTCGAACATCCATGGTCAAACAGCTCCTTTGGTTACTACTGCAGGAAAACGAGCAGCGTGATGATGAATCCCGCAGCCAGCAGGACCACGGAGATGACAGTTACGTTGAGGGAGTTCGCGGAACGCTGATTGGCGAGCGCGGTGGACACTCCGGACGAGGACCCCTCGCCGCGGTCGATGCGTTCTTTCAGTTCGTTGAGACGGCCGTCCACCGACTTCTCCAACGTCTGGATGATGGTGGCGATCTGGTCGATCTGCTTCGTGAAGGAGGTCTCACTCTTCACAGCGGCAGCGGCGCTCGCCTCGCCTTGCGCGCCGACGAGTTCCTTGGCGGCCTGCAGCGCGGCTTTCAAGGCGGAGTCCGTCGCTACCGAGGCCTGTGTGGTGCGGACATCTCGTTCGGCGAACTGCAGGCTAATTGAACCGAACTTATCGGAGTTCAGCTCCCGGAGGTGCTGGAAGTCGGCTTCGCCTCGCTCTTTGTTGGCGGTCACGATCGCTTCCAGAGTGGAGATCTTGGTCTCCACGAGTTCCCGAAGGTTCCGCATGTCCAGACGCCACTGAGCCGTGGCCGCGTTGACGGCGTCGGTCGTCAATTTTGTCGGGTCCGGAACCGGGACCACCAACCTACGGTCATCAGAAGGCATGGGGACACACCTCCTGGTGCTCTTAGGCCGGGGGAGTCCCCGTGAGATACGCGACCGCAGCGTTGAGCAGGTCGGCCCGGTCGCGGAACAACCCAAGACCGACGTTGCAGGGATTGCACAGCAACCCGCGGACCAACTTGGTGGCGTGATCGTGGTCGACGTGCGGTTTGCCGCCGGACCACTCTGTCGACCCGCAGATACCGCAGCCGTCGTCCTGCTCGGCCATGAGCCGGGCCAGCTGCTCGGAGGTGATCCCGTACAGGTACCTTAGGTTGTACTCACGCGCGGCGACCGGGTCGTAGTTCCGTGCGCGGACCACACGGGTCATGCACAGCCGAGAGCAGTACACCGCGTCCGACCGGACGATCGAGTCCGGGATCTTCTCGCCGCACCGCGGACATGGTGGGCGCTTACCGAGCGCCTCCCGCCGTGCCGCGTACTTCACGGCGTTGCCGGCCGTCCACGAACACGACCTGGAGCAGTACTTCGCCCGCGAGCTGGAGGTGTTCGGGATCTCGCTGCCGCATTGCGCGCAGAACCGAGGCTCCCGATGAACCAGCTTCTTTCGAGCAGCTCTCCGAGCGTGTTTCGCACGAGACGAACATGTCTCGGAGCAGTATTTCGCCTTCGTCCTGTGAACCGGATTTCCACAATGATCGCACTCAGCCATGACTAGGATACCCCTCGGAATCCCCCCGAGCCATTGACCAAACCGTCAGTCAGATCTGCAGTCCAGGTTCGCGTAAGCCTCGCGAATGATCGCGAACTGCTGGTCACGCAACTGGACGTCATCGCCCCTCTTCGCCGCTGACTCCCTGTTGGTCGGGGTATCGGCGTCGATGAAGAGCTTGTAGAGCGGGCACAACGCCGCTTCCTTCCGAAACTCGGCCACCTTCGCCAACTTGTTGGTCGTCTCGATCTGGGACGTGCCCATCCAGACGAGCGCGACCGTCATGAGGACATCCAAAGCGAATCCGATGATGACCGCGGTGATCAGACGCGTGTTGGACCTGGTCCGCGCGGTGATTACCTTCAGCTCGTCCCGGACGTCCATGGCCTCTTTGACGGTGTCGTGCAGCGCCACTACTTGTTCCCGGAGAGCGTCCGCCGCGTCCTTCAACTCGGCGACAGAGTTCTCCCCCCTGCCGTCCATCAGGCCAACCCCTTTCCACTTCCCGTCAGCCTCTTGATCCTGCCGATCTCGGCCTGGAGTTTGTCTGAGTACTGCTCCAGCTTCGCGACGGCCGAGAGAAGGTCATCTCTGAGATCGTGCGCTTCCTCGATCACTCTTTCTTCCCTTTCCTCGGCTCTGCGAATCACTTTCACCGACCTCCCGGATAACGTCAAAAGCCTCCGACATCGCCAGGGTCGCCTGAGTGAGAGTGGTGATGTACTGAGTTCTGACCGTCTCGTTGAGCGACTTCAGCTCTGCTTCCAAGCGGTCGGCCCTGGCCGCATCCAGCTCGTGAGCCTTGACCTCACGCTGGAACAACACACGCACGGCGGCCAGGGCCAGCAAGGCGATGAACCCGATCGCCCCGTACTGCGCAAGGACATCTTCAGCCACGGATGCCCCCTTTGGTACGTCTGAACGATCATCAGTGATCCTTTGATGATCCAAAGGATCATGCATAACCGCAGGTCAGAGCGTGATCCTCCACAAGCCGTTAGCGTTCCACACGACCGTGAACGTCCCGTTGACCACGGAATTTGTGCCACCGAAGTAGTTGTAGCACACACCCTGATCGGCAACCGGCGATGCCAGAGTGTCGTCATACACCAAGCAGCCGTACACCGAGGAAAGCGTCGCCGCCGAACCCGAAGCGGTATCCGCGGCGTCCCAGAACACGATGTCGGCGGAAGCCGAGTTCACGGTAAGGGAAGCCAGCGCCACACCAGCAGTGGCCCACTGGCCCGCCTGCGAGACTTCCTGAGCCGTGGCCCACTGGCCGACGTTGTAGGCCGAGTTCGCCGAGGTGACGTCGTTGTCCGGGGTTGGGGTGTTGTTGTACAGAGCGACCTTGAACGTGTCGGTGTCCAGGTCGAACGCCGCGACGTTCAGAACGACATCCGCAATGAACGGGCGGAAGATCTTGCTATTAGTCCAAGCCATGACGATTCATCTCCTTCTTAGGTCAATTCGGATTCGGCGGACGCGACTGGTGGGTAGACCGTGCAGTCTTGCCCTTCGTCCCGAGTTATGACGACCGCCATGACCGGACGTCCCGCGGTGTCGAGTTGTACGGATTCCTTGCCGATGAAGTCGCCGCGTTCGACAACTTCGATCTTCGAGGCCTCCCCCTTGCGAACCAGGGGCACCCTCATTCCGAGAGCCAATTTCTGGCAGTAGTGCATGGGGATCTTCGCGTCATACGTGATCGCCCAGGCCTCGCACGATCCGCAATGCCAATCGGTACGGCTCATCGATTCGTCACCCTGATCGTGATGGACCGTTCGTCGATCCGACCCGCGCTCGTGGTTATCCGATTGGATACCAGGTACGGAGTTCCTGGGGTCCCGCCGGACAACCACACGGTGGCGGTGGTGCTGGTGTTGGTGGAGGAGTTGATCGTGATACCCGCGGACGCGGTCATCGTCGAGGCCGAGATGGTCTCGCCCGTGGCCAACCACGCGGACCAATCCCACTTCCAATCCAGAACAGCGTCCGCGTCTTTGGTGTAGTCCGCGGCCACCATGTCAGGCGACCTCCACGTCAACCGAGTAGGTGAACGACGGAGTGGTGCCCGCGACGACCGACCGAGTACGGCAGAACTGAACCGCCGGGAACGCGCCGCGGACAGTGGCCGATGTGGTGAAGTTCGAGGGCGCGGTACCGATCGAGCCGGACCGGTACCCGTTGGCCCCGATGGTGCCCAGCTCGAACCACGTCGAGTTGTCCACACTGCCCTCCACGACCACGGTCATGGTGGGGGTGGTGCCGCTGGCCGCGGTGCAGGCGACGATCACGTACAGCACGCCGCTCTCGCCCGTGTCCACGGCCGAATGTGTGGTGGACGAGGTCTCGGCGGCGGAGGCCTTCAGAGTGGAGGCCGAGCCCCTCTTGAGGACGGAGCCCGAGAAATACCGGTTCGACATCAGATCTCCTTCAGATTGTGTCGGGTCAGTTGCCCGGCTCCTTGAGAATGTCGCGAACGGCCTCGGCGTTCTGCCGAGCCGACGGACAGGTACACGAGGTCCCACCCGAGGGCAGGCTGTCGAGCTTTGCGGCGATCGGGTTGACCGCGTGGTCCTTGAACACCGCGTCCACGCTGCCCCAGCCCTCGACGTTGTTTCCGGTGGAGATGTCCCTCCACCAGTCCGTCATGGCCACGTTGACCAGGTTCTTGATTTCATCTGGGCTATACGGCATGTCGTCCTCTTCTCCGCCTTCGATCATGGGCAGGTATTGCTTGTTGAGATCGCACGTGACGCCGCCTACGATGACGGTTCCGTTGTTCCACTGGTACATATGAATGCCGTCGCGGACGCCGCTATCAGCGCCACACAGCCAGAACCGATCGGCGTGGTTTCCGTCTTGCGCCGCGTAGATGAAGTCCTTGAAGCCGTAGGCCCCGGTGACGTACGGGCTCGGGTCGATGACGCTCCGAGCGCCGTCGAGGAACGCCATGGCCGTGCTGAGCGGGACCTTAAGCCACGCGTCGGCGCACATGAAGATCGTGCGGCCGGCTGGGAGGCCCGCCTCGGAGGCCGAGGCCACCGCCTGGCGGGCCATGTACGCGCCGCCGTTGTAGCCGCCGGATGGGTCGTTGGTGCCCTCCTCATAAATGGCGTGGACCTCGACGCCGTTCGCGGCGAGGTCGGCCATCTCCGAGGCGTTGAGCGACGGCCATCGTTGGCCGGGGAAGTAGAGGTAGCGGTTAACGAACGTGTACCCCGCGGCCCGGATGCCGGAGCCGCTGATCCGTCGGGCGCTGTAGTCGAGACCCTGAGCGATGACATCCACGTCAGACTGTCCCGCCCAGCGCCGTGACCAGGACGAGAAGCACGACCACCCCGGAGAGCACAGCACCCAGGATCGACAGCCACAGCTTGCCGAGGGCGACCGAAAGGGCGGTCACCAGGACCGCCAGCGGGAGGAGAAGGAGCATGAAGGTGTCCATGTCGAACCTCGTTTCACATCATCGGACGAAGCTCTTCGGCGAGGCGCGTCCAGCCATCGGCGATAGAGAGCAGCGACTGGACCAGATCGGGCTCGGTCGAGTGGTCGCGAGCGTCGCGCAGGGCGTCGGCCGCGTTGCGTACCGCACCACCCCAGGTGATCGTGGTCTCGGCGAAGCCTGCCTGCGGGTCGGTCGGGTTGAAGTCGGACATGATGCGCCTCCCTTTAACGGTCACCTTTGACGCAGCGCTGACCTGCGGTTATGGGGTGGTTCCATGATCATCTCTGGAAAGTTGACCTTGAGAGGGAAGGGGTAGCG